GTCTTACTAAACTAGAAATAGATTATGCAGATGGAAAAGAACGAGATGCTGACTATGAAAAACAAAAGTTAGAATGGCAAAAAACAGTTGCTGAACTTACTCTACCTTTCATTGATAAAGCAGAGTCTTACAATGTAAACATTAGATATAATGGCACTATCAATGTAGACTTTACTCTGCCTCCTGGCACTCTTGTATTACCTGAACAACCTACATACGAAGGTAAACCACAAATAGCACAATGGCAGTATGAACAACAAACAGAAGAGATACAAAGCGCACTAAGACTTCTTCGTATGTGCGAAGATGAGACTGTAAACACAGCGACTTATGCATCCATAAGTCAATACCTATAAAGGAGACAGTAAGTGATAATCAAACATATAGTAGAACTAGAAACAGTAATTAATGATAATGCAGACATACCTCAAATTGCAGCAATTAAATCAATGTCAGAGCAAGAACGTCAAGAGTTCTTCACAGAAGCAGGAACATCTTTGGTAGCAGAGATGCTAGGAGATGTTAATCAAGGAAACACTTGGGCACTGCTCAGAGTAGCAGAAAAGGAATCCGTATGACCACAGAGATAGTTAACAGACCACAGATAGCAACAAAAAACCAATCAGCCTGGATTAAATCTGGTGTAGCAGTAACAGCCACATCAGCCAGCGATGTAGCCAGACAGGCAGGGCTTGACTGGTCAGTATCATTACACCCAATAGCAACTCTTTACCAGATACCAGGTAAGGGATTGCCTATGCATATCCCAGTCAACAACAAGCAAGCAGTTGTCAAAACAACACCAACAGGTGAGGTAGTTCCATTAGGTATTGTTGGTAACAAATACAAACCACTACAGAATGCTGAATTATTTTCGGTGTTGGATACCCTGATTGATTCAGGAGATGCACGGTATGCAGCAGCAGGTGAGTATGCAGCAGGCGCAAAAGTATGGATGCTTATGCAGTTGCCCATTGAGATGGAAATCAAAGGCGACCCACATGCAGCATTCCTACTAGCCAAGACTACCCACGATGGGAGCGGTTCAGTTCTTATCCGCCCTATCATTGAACGGTTATTCTGCCACAATCAGATTAACAAAATCTATCGGGCTACTGACAAAAGGCATACCTATATGCTACGTCATACAACTAACTCTAAGTTAGATGTCAATGATGTGCGTGGCATTCTTGATATTGCCTACACAACTATTGATGACTACACAGTTATGTCAGAGGCAATGCTTGAACGTCAAGTTACACACCAGCAAGCAGTGGATTACTTCAAGAAAGTATTTCCATTACCTAGCAAGGTAGAGGATACGCCTTTAGATTTACTATCTACAGGTGAGAAAGTACAACGCACCAATGCCCTCAACCACAGAGCCAGAAGCCTGGACATATACGAGAACAGTCCTACTCAGGAGAATATCCGAGAGACTGCCTTCGGTCTATGGCAGGCAGTTGTTGAGTATGCCGACCACGGCAAACCAGGTAAGTCAAGGTCACTAGGCGTTAGAACAATGTCAGGTGGCAGTGATAGCCTAAAGATAAGAGCACAAGAACTAGCACTAGCATAAGGAGACTACAGTGGAAATTATCTATACAGATAAAGACGGAAACACAGTTAAGTTCACTGAAGAGATGGCTATTGCAGCCATCACTGAGCGTGATGAACTGCGTGTATCACTTAATGATTGTCAAGATAGGTCAACTAGATACTATGGCAAACTAGTAACAGTAAGAGAACAGGTCTATGACTTCTTTAACTCTCGCTATGACGCTGATACAGATACAGCAATAGAGTGTGAGGTAGATGATGTCAATGAACTGCTCAGAAGTATTGGCGCTGAGGAACTAAAAAAACTATGGACAGTCATAGGCACAATCAATTACACAGTCAGTAACATCTCTGCTTCTAATGAAGATGAAGCAAATGATTATGTGATGAATGAATTGACTGTTGATGTAAGCGGCGATGCCGACTTAGATGACTGGACAATTGACATCTCAAGCACAGAACAACAGTAACTAAATGCCTAAAATATCTGGGCATACCTATGATGAGGCACAGCAAACAGGCAAGTGTCTGGTAGGTAAGCACGATGAATGCAAGGGCACCGCGGTCATCGGTATCCACGCACTCAGGAGACTATGTGCTTGCCAATGCCACGCCAACTCAGATAGTTCAGAGGAACCCCCTTCCGTCATCTGATACTATCTGCCTACTGAAACGGGCTGGAGTTTGATTAGTCTCCTTTTCCAGCCCGTTTCTTTTACAAGGAGACAAGGAAAGATTTATGCGAGTAGAAGTAGAACGGGACAGGTATGGACGTCCGTTAATAATTCCTAAAGCAGGAGGCAAACCAGTTGCTTATACAAGAGCAACAACAATTGCTAACAGTTTAGATGACCCATCAGCATTGACCGCTTGGAAGATGCGTATGGCTGCAATAGGTTTAACAATTCGCAGTGATTTATTACTAGCCATAAGTGCGGCACAAGAAGATAAGATGGCTATCAACAAGTATATTGAAGATGCTATGGAAGTAGCAGGCGCTAGCCGTGCAGCAACTATCGGCACGGCACTACACGCAATAGCAGAGAAACTAGATTTGGGCCAGTCACCTGGACCAATACCAGACGAGTGGGCAGGGGACATCCGAGCCTACGAATTAGCAACGGGACATCTCAAGAAGTTCTTTATAGAACAGTTCTGTGTGTTGGATAAGTACAAGATTGCTGGTACTCCCGACAGAGTAATTGAATATAAAGGTGAGAAGTTCATTGCAGATATAAAAACTGGTCGCATTGACCGCCCAAATAACATTGCTATCCAATTAGCAATTTACGCCAACGGCTCCCCGTATGACGTTGCTACGGGTCGCCGTGGTAGTTGGGGTGATATCAATAAGGAGAAAGCAGTTATCATCCATCTTCCAGCAGGAACTGGTCTATGCAAATTAGTTTGGATAGACATAAAAGAGGGCTGGAAGGGAGTACAATTTGCAATGAAGGTAAGACAGTGGCGAGACAAAAAAGGTTTCGTTACTCCATTTGAAGAAGGAGATATCAGTGGCTAGCACTGAAGCACCAATTAGTATCACAGTAAAAACACCAGCAGGTTCACTAGTAACAGTTCGTGCAGAACACGGAGATGAACTAGACCAACTAGTAGCATCAGCACTAGATGCAATCAAGTCAGCAGTATCAGAACTTGAAGCAGCAGCCAAAGGCGTAGCGCCAGTTCAGTATCAGCCAATGGCACCAGCACAGGTAGCAGCAACCCTCGGCGCATCTATCATTGACAATCCAATACCCAGTAATGGTGGTTGGGGGACGGCGCCATCAATCAATGGACGTAATTGCCCACACGGCAGAATGACAGCCATCCAGGGAACAGGTAAGGATGGCAAGACCTACCGTGGTTACTTCTGCGCAGCACCGAAAGGTGCGCTTGATAAGTGTAAGAATATTTATTGCAAAGTCGGTACCCCAGAATGGAATACATTCGTAGCCGACCAGGTGAAATAATGTATTATAAATTACCAGTTAGATTACAAATGTTTCTTGGTAAACTAGCAATTAAACTTGGGCAAAAAACTAATTCATCTAGATTATTATTATGGGGTATGACTCATTGTCCTATAGTTATAGATGATGACGAATATGAAAACGTTTAGAAAGTCAAGTAAATGCGTACATTAAAACGTAGCATTAACAAAGCAGAGGTGGGCGGAGAACCATTACCGCCCGCCTTTGCGGCATTTGAACGGGCAGGAATTATCCTGCGTCGTGCAGAAATCACGATGATTGCTGGCACTCCTGGTGCTGGTAAATCATCTATCGCACTGGCAATAGCAGCCAGAGCAAAAGTTCCTACGCTTTACTTCAGCGCAGATACTAATGCTCACACTATGGCTATGCGATTACTGGCAATGTCCAGCCGTATTACACAGACAGCAGCAGAGCAGATGCTCAAGCGTGAGCCTGAACAAGCAGAAGAAGTTCTTACCCTAAACAATCACTTGTTCTGGTCTTTTGAATCTACTCCCACTCTAAAAGATTTAGATGATGAGGTCAGTGCATTTGAAACAGTTTGGGGCAGAAGTCCTACGCTTATAGTTGTAGACAACCTAATGGATATTGCAATGGATGGACACGAAGAGTTCCAAGGTATGCGTTCAGCAATGAAAGAGTTGAAGTATCTCGCAAGAGATACCAACTCGGCGGTGCTGGTCTTACATCATACAAAGGAAGGCTACGAACACTATCCTTGTCAGCCACGGTCGGCCGTTCAGGGCCTGGTCAATCAGGTACCGGCAATGGTTCTAACTATCGGGCAGATGAAACAGGGCGATGAGAACTATCTCTGCGTAGCCCCAGTCAAAAACAGATACGGGCGAGCAGACCAGACAGGTAATAACTACGTCAGCCTAGTCTTCAACCCTGACAGTATGTATCTAGATGATGTTCAAATTAAGTATGCACAGGAGACAGTATATGGAAACTAAGATATGGGATTGTTCATTCAGCAGAGAAGATATAGAAGTATCAATAGGTAAAGCACTAACAGATGGTGAATGGAACATAGTAGTTGATGAGTTGTATAACAACGATACACTTTACAATACGCTTCAATCACAAGTAACTAAGATTGCATTGGCAGCAATTGAGTAGTGCATCAAAGCGTAAAGGTAGTCAAGCAGAACGAGATGTAGTTGCTTGGCTCAAATCCAATGGCTACAGATATGCAGACCGCAGACTCGCAGGAGCAACCTTAGACAAAGGCGATATAAGCGGTGTGCCAGGTGTAACTATTGAAATAAAGAATCACGCCAAGATGGACCTAGCAGGATGGCTAGCAGAACTAGAAGTAGAAATGAAAAATGATAAGGCTTGGACAGGTGTAGTAATACACAAACGTAAAGGCAAAGGAGATGTCAGCGAGTGGTATGCCAGTATGCCAGCACAGATATGGCTAGAACTGCTGAAGAAAACAGATGGAGAAACATAGTATTGCTGCATACCTAGAGTATGTAGGCGCCGCCGTGCCATCGGGCGGGCACGGCTGGCGCAAGATAAAGTGCCCATTTCATCCAGATAAACACGCATCGGCTGGTGTTAATTTTGATGAAGGCAGATTCAAATGCCACGGATGTGGCGTTGGTGGAGACGTATACGATTTAATTATGCACAAAGAAGGAGGCAATTATCGTGAGGCTGTCAAATTCGCAGAGACAATTTCTCCTACAGGCAGCGACAGAATACGTAAAACACATAGGTCAAGC